ATGAGGTTGTCGCCATCTTCAGCATACATAACTTTTCTTCCCTTGACCAATGGCAGTTGTTTAACAACCACTTTTGGAGGAAGAATGTACCCTTCATCAACAAGGCGAGGAGCAGGAACATTACATAGAACTTGACCATAAACACTCCAATTCATTCCAGGTTTAGATGCAGCAAGAGAATGTTTAGGTGTTGCTGTAAAGAAATAGCAACGATTTGTATTCTCTGCAAAATACTCAGTCGCAGGAAAGAAGTTACGCTGAACACTATTGTGTGCTTCATCAAAATAGATGTTGTCCACCTCAATATCTGCTTCCATAACACGATGGAGAGAATGATAAGAGGTGAAGATGATAACATTCTCACCTGCTGTGCGAGCAGTGTTAGCAAAGACATGAATGTCATCTGCTTTCGTTGTAGAATAGTGCTGTGTTTCACCACTATGAACGTGCATCACATGCGTGTGAGTTGTATCAATCAACTCAAGGAATTCAGAACACAGTTGTTCTGCCAACAGAATACGTGGAGCAACAACAACAGTCGTCATTCCGTTGTCAATGTACTTACAATTCTCCACAACATCTTGAATCATACAGATAGTTTTGCCACCACCTGTAGGAACAATGATTTGACCTTTGTCATATGCAAGCATACGATCAACAATGTCTCTCTGATGTGGGCGGAGAGTGATCATCAAAAAAGAATTAGATAACAACAGTATAAATCAACCTACAACACCTGTCAAGGGTGTTGTAGACGATCCTAGACACTACTGGGACGCTTTAGGCGTCCCCCCTTGTTTTCAACTGAGTGTCAAACAATCACCATCAGGATCAAATTTGATGGATTTGCCGTACTGATTAACCAAAGTATTCTCAGTTGGTTTGCCATGTGCCTTAGGGTCGGGCTTCACATACTGAGGGAGAAATCCTGCAAACTTAACAGGAAAGATGTCCTCATCAACCACAATACTTTCACCATCTTCTGCAATGTTAGATGCAAATGTAATATAAGTTTGTTTCATATTATTGAAGTCTTCAATCCAATCAATACGGAACTTCTCAAGATCAGGAACACGATTAGGTGCATAACCAAAGATCCAAACAGTCAGATCTTTGTTAGTTCCGTGTTGAATACCACGCGCCCATGCTTGCATGTTATCACCATTGCCAGCACAATATGTGATGCAACCTTGTGCTTCTAGTTCCTGTTGAGTACGTCCCTCAATACCCTGCTTAGGATAACCCTGAGAGATAAGAAATCCCTTCAACGTCTCTCTACCAGTTCCAGTAGAATTGTAGGTACGGAAGTTAGGATAAACCTGACAATTGTTCAGTGCAGTTTTTTTAATCCAATTACGAATTTTAGAGGTTTTATCTGATGCAATCAGATCAACAAATTTGCTAATCTCATCGGCATCAGCAGGGATAACCCCACCAGGATTCTGATCAGTAACAACAGCATTACAAACTTCCTTCAAATAGTCATGCTTAGTCTGACTAAGTTGAGGGTTTTGGTGATGATTTGCTGTATTACGGGCAATTACTTCATGATAACGACTTTCCCACTCGTAAACATCATAAATGGCAATCTCTTGGCCAAACTTTTCGCGGGATTGTTTACGATTATATCCAGATTGGGCACGAAGTTGGTTTTGATCGACACTTTGTTCATCAAAAGATACGATAGGAGGATGAGCACTAATCATGTAACCCTGGACTTCGTAACTATTAACGAGATCATTTACATGCTCCTCAACGTTACTCTTGTCGCGTGGTTGTTCCTCAGGATTATATCGAACAAAGGCATCAGGAATAAGATAACGACCAAGGAATCTACCTCCTTGATATTCAATAGGAGGACAAACTTCTAGACTATCTTGCACTGTCTTATCAGTGAGTCCAAAGGGATTAGTACAGGTCTTGGCAATCTTTGCCCAAGCCATTTCAGTGCTTACGGGCACAAAACGTTCGCTAGTATTCATACGAGTTTGAAAGTAGATAGGTTAGTAGATTAAATCTACTGGTTTACAGGTGACAATCAAATTAGGAACTAAGTTCTTTTGTTTGATTAACACTCAGTTAGTTTAACAACTTTTTAGGTGGTTGTCAATCACCATCACTAGGACGCTTTAGGCGTCCCCCCTTCCAATCACTTTGCTTTGTTTCTGCGGGTGATTTCCTTCTGTGTGATAGGGTTCTTTAACTCTTTCTCAGACTTCTTACCTAAGTTCTTGAGTTGTATATCTCTCAGAGTTCTTTCACCTTTCTTCATTGTTGCTTTACGTTCAGCAGCAGTTTTACCCGATGCTTTTTGTGGTTTATAGTCAGGACTTACCTTCTTAGCAGACTTTTTAGTAAGTAATTGTGATGCTGTTGGTGTCTTAGCACCAGACTTTCTTGCTCTTCTCTCCATTGCTGCTTTACGTTGTTGGTCTCTAAGTGATAGACCAGCAGTACCACGTTCTTTCTGTGGTTGTTGTTCTTTTGTAGAGCGTTGTTTCTGTGTACCTATATCTTTTCTATCTTTATATGACTTTGCTGGCACCTTTTGGCCACCACCAGCAGCTTTCATTCTACGTTTTTCTGGTTCTGATTTACGTCTATCAGCACCAACTCTGCCACCTTCTCCAGTTTTTCTGATTTGCGATCTACCCTGAACCTCAGGATCGTAAACCTCAGTCATAAATTCCTTAAAAGTTTTCATTAGAAAAGGGGAGATGGTCTCCCCTTATTTATCAATCTTCGTCTTCTTGTACCTCTTCTTTCTTCACAGAAATCTTAGGACCAACCTGAACACGTTTAGTTTCATAGAAGAAAGCAACTCTTTCACGACGTGCTTGCATTAGCATATCGTATTCTTCTTGTTGAGATTTAGTGAAACGAAAATCTTGTTGCCTCCAAGTAGCACGAAGTTCTTTGAGATGAGGCAGGACGTTGACAGTAGAAGTAGGGAAATTCATTAAACAGTGTAGTTAGTTTGGTTAAATTCGTCGCACTTGACATTCATTTGAGATTCATTCTCCTCTAGTTCTGTGAGGTCAAAGATCTCACCTGGCATATCTTGAATCTCACTCCAGATGTCGTCCATACGATTTGGTTGGTTGTGCTTACACAATAGAGACACTTTAGACGACCCCCCTTTACTTAACCAGGATGCGGAAGTCTTTGCATCCCTGTTTTTCCATTACTTTCTCCCAGAAAATAGCATCTTCAATCTTCATAAATGTTGCTTGGTGCTTTGCAAAACCCTTTTTCTTTGGTTTCTGATAATGAATTTGGTACATCATTCCAGTGCTTGATTACTCCAGAAACAATAAAAAAATTAGTAGTGAGCAGACTGACAAATATGATGCTACGAATGATAGCAACATAATTGTCAAAAGGTTTTGTTTTGTCATCACTAAAACTCCCTAATGAATACTTCCATATCCTCCACAGTTTCAGCATAACGATTCCTTCTTGTATGAACGTATTCTAATTGATCCCATTGTGTTGGATAACAAAGTAAAAGTGTGTGAATATATTTGTGTCTTTCATTCTTTGTATATTGGCAGTTAGGTTTTGGTTTGATACCAGTTTCAATCGTAACATACATATCATCATAAAAATATACCCAACCCTCAACGTTTACGTGCTCTGTCTTCCATCGAACATAGTCATCAACTTGAGGAATATACTTCATGAAAATAACACTGCTTCTAACGGATTTAGGTTAAGTTGCATCGCAGTATAAGGACGAGTATCACTAACACATACCTCTTTACCTACCTTATTTGAGTTGATGGGGGCATAGTAAGTGTGCGTATTGCTTCTCTTCGTTCTCTTGTACTTGACAAATCCCCAGATGGTACGAATAGGACTATCAGTAGTATAAGCATAACTCTGAGTGTTACAAAGCCATATAGAAACCACATTAGATTTGAAAGTTTGGCATTCATAATAGTAATGTTTTGGTGCTTTGTGTGGAAAATCAGGAGGAAGTTCAATCACGTTGTAAACTGCTCCACAATACCACTTGGTCTCTCTTCACCAATCACAATAGCAGATGCTTTGTTAATGTTTTCACGCAAATGAGTGTAACAGTCAGTATTCAGTCCGCCATCTTCATTTGCAATAAGATCAAAACATTCTTCATGATCTTTTGCAATAACATTCCAGATACCACCATACTCAGATCGGGGAAAGGGGATGAAATGGTCAACAATGTAGAGATACTTAGTCATTGTCCTTGGTAGATTACCTCCTTAGTTTAACACAATTAGACAAACTCAGCAATGTAGTAGTCAACAGTGACTTCTAACTTTGCTGCTTCAATTTCACACTCAGCAATGAAATCATCAATCATAGATTCAACTTTACAATTTTCATCCAAACCAAAAATTTCTTTTGAATCTTCGTAACTAATCATACTGCGAGTGCTCCACTAGGAATTTCTGTAAGTTCAGGAAGTTTATCATTGAACTCATTCATATCATAACATACCCACCCAGCACTGGTAAAGATGTAGGAGAACTCTTCACCATTAGACAGGAACTCTACTACGTTATCATCAAGACGAGGAGGGCAACTCTCACCACGAGCAGAGTAATACTGAGGACCATATTCCTCAACTTCAACATTTTCGGTCACATATTCTGCAATCTTCTTACCAGTCCAGCGATCCTTTGTCCATGCACAAGACATATCACCACCATCAATCAGTTCTGCTGCTTGTTCACGAGAATTGTAATGTGTGGTAAGAATGCGACCCAACCACTCAGGATAACCATCCCAATGATGATAAGCAGACAGAATAGAATCATCTGAGAGTTGAATGCCGATGCGTGAACGAGTTCCCATAATAAAGAAAGAAATAAAGTGAGAGGAGACCACCGCTCTCAGTTGGTTTAGTGGACCCCGATGGGGTGCAGGTCACACTACAGGGACACTTTAGACGACCCCCCCTTAGCCTCCATCAACCTGACATCCTGTCATAGCCCCACCAACAACACCCAAAGGAATTGACCAGATCCAGTTCTCTTGCGTGGACAAAACTCCGCCTAATGCACCACCAGCAATGCCACCTAAGATTGAACCTTCGACACAGGAATTGTCATCATAATGACCCATGTTGGGGTGCTGTTCTTCGTATCTAGGGAAAGAATTAGGAGAAGTTTGAGGCATATATCTTCGTCTTTCACAGGGAACCTCTACTCTTTCTCTCCATGTTTTTACATATCCACGATTAGTGCTTGTGCCAGGAATATATTGTTCTCTATACTCTCTCTTATAACATTTCTCTTCATAAACATATCCATTCCTAGCAGAATATCTACTCGGTTTTGCCTCTGCTGGCATAGCAGAAGCAAACAAAATTAGTGCTGCAAGTGCTAGTTTCATTTAATTTCTCATTTGATAGTAATTTACATTAAAAAAGGGTGCAAGTCAAGCACCCTTGTGACACTATTCAGATTGTCTGGCCTTTCGTACAAGATACTCTGCAAAATCTTCCATCTTATCAGGATGTATTGCCCTAATATCACACTCCTCTACCGCAACTTTAATAGAATCGATTTCATTTTGATTCAATTCTTTATTTTTTGGTAGAGTCATGGGCAATCTCCTTGTATGTGTGAACATCCTAACATGGATGAATCACATTATCTATAAATTTAAGATTTTCTTTTAAATTCCTTCACAAAAATTGAAGATTCTGTTTTTTCCAATTTCAATTCTAAACACTCATCATCTAAGTATTCAAGATAAGAATTTACAACACCTTCAGATTTCCAGAAATCTTCCCAATCCTTTTCAGTTGCTTCACTAATCATTTTGTGCCTCTTTCTTCCTTAACTTTTTTGCTGCTTTAATGCGTTTCTTTACCATTTTAGCAAATCTCACATCTTCAGCAGTATACCAGTCAGGGTGCTTCTTTGCACGTTTAATGATAATTTTTGCTGCTTTTTTGTCCTCCATAGCACATACTTTAACTGTATATACTATGTATCACCACCTTTTTGGTGTTAGGGCAAAAGCACAACTCATTATTGCACCAAAGATAAAAAATGTGACCAAAAATCCCATTAGTAAAGTTCTTCTTCCTTTTCTGTTTCAACTACACAATCACTGGTAGGATAAGATACACACAGCAATGCAAACTTTGCTTCAAGTTGGTCATCATCCAAGAACGATTGGTCGCTTTGATCTACAGTACCACTGACAATCTTACCAGCACAGGAAGAACA